GCACCGAGAACATCGCATCCCCGCCCCCCCGCGCCTTGATGTCCTTCTCGATATCGCGATTGATCCGCGCATCGGTCTTGCGCAGATCGTTGACGATGGATTCCGCCTGGTGCCTCACATCGGCATAGCGGGCAAGCGCATCGGCTTCATCCAGCCCGCCGATCATCGCGGCACGCAAATCGGTGTCCGCCTTCTTGTAGGCGACGAAGCGGGCGCGAAGATCGTCTGGGGCAAAGCGCCCGGTGAGCGGGGCCGTCTGGGCATCCTCGACGCTGGCGCGGATGGTCTTCAGCGCATCGGCGATCTGGTCGGGGGTTTCCACTTCCGGGGCGGTGTAGCGCCTGGCGCGAAGGCCGAACAGCCCGTCATCCCCCACAGGGCCGAGGGTATCCACCACCTGCACCCGCACACCAGCAGGGAGGATTTCCTCCGCTGTTTGCCGGATCGCGTCGGCTACCTCCATGGCACGGGGGGAGGAGCCGGGGGCGGCCTCCACCACAGGCTTGAACGATCCGGGGATGAACGGGTCTGGCTCGCCGCCTCCGGGGATGGTGAGATCGCGCTCGACACGCGGCACAAGCGCATCGAACTCAGCCCGCGCGATCCTGCGTCCAAGGCCAGCGCCAAGCGCGCCCGACAGGATCGCCGCGCCGCCGATGGCCATGGCGCTTTCTTCCGCCGTGCGAAGCTGCTGGGTGGATTGCAGCACGCTTTCCGATGCAATCGCGCCAGCGGTTCCGGCTGCGGCCGTGGCGCCAGCGGTCTTCAGCATGGAGACGCCGCCCTTGGCGGTTTTGAGGACGACGGCGCCAGGGAACAAGGATGGCCAGTCGAGGATACCAGCCGCCATGCTTGCGCCCTGGCCGATGATGCCGGAAGCGGCAAGCGTCTTGCGATCCTGGTTCTCGCGGTCGATGTCGGCTTTGATGGCGTTTAGATGCGCACGGTTCCGCACCCGTTCGAAGCGCTCGGAATAGAGTTCATAGTGGGTATCGACGATTTCCGCCCAGGGGTCGATATCCGGGTCGATGTCCCAATCCGTCACGCCCAGTTCCTGGCTGGACAGGACGGAACCGCCGGTGTTCTCCGTACGCCATGCGGCTTTGGTCGCTGCGGGGTCTGCGATGGACGCGCCAATGCCGCCAGCAACAAGCGCTGGGATGGTGAATTCCGGGGCCAGTACGAGCCCGGCGCCGACAGCGATCGGCGCGGCGATCTTCCCCGCCGTGGACCAGGCGGATTCGCTCTCCGGTTCCTCGCGCTGCGCGAGTGGTGGCCCAGCGATTTCGCCGCCGAGCGGGTCTCCAGGCACCCAGGGCATCAGGGCGTCTCCTCGTCAATGTCCGGCAAGCGCGCGCTGCCCGGCACAGCCTGTTGTTGCTCGAAGAATGCACGGTTCCCGCCGCGCAACCGTTCCGCCGCGCCGGTCTCCGTCGGCAACTGGCGCTGGCCGCGGAAAATCTCCTCGATCGGCTTGCCGATGGGCCGAAGCGGGGCTTCTTCATAGCGGCGGTCGCGTTCCAGCATCAGACGCGTTCCTTCGCGTATCCGCGCTTCTTTCTCCAGTCTCAGCCGTTCCTGCGGTTTCTTCGTATCAGCCTGGAAGAACATCCCTGGCCCGGTGGTCATCCGCAGGGGAATGCCGTCCCGCCGCTCAATCCAGGAGACGGCATAGCGCGGCAGCCGTCCGGCCTTGGCATCACGGACCGTCTCGTCTGTCGTTTCGATGAAGATGTCGGAGAGCGGAATTTCCGGTACATCAATCGGCGATGGCGCTCCTGGACCACGAGCGGCAAGCGCTTGGGCGCGAACTTCTTGGTTCTCTGCCGCGAATGCGCCACGCACATAGTCATTCACCAGCGCCTTCAGTTCATCACGGAAATACTGGCGCGAGGGCGTTCCGCCGGGGACCATCTCCAATGCCGGGTAATAATGCTCCGGCGGATACCGCATGAAGCGCTTGTTCCCGGTGATCTCGGAAACCGCATAGGTGCGCTGCAAGTCCTTCTTCGCCATGGCCTTGGCGATGTCGATGTCGCCGGTCTTCACATAGTGGTTGCCCACCAGTTCGCGATAGGCGTCCAGCACCACGCCGCCCTGGCTTGGCGTGCCGCCGAGACCGGGCGCGGATGTAAACCAGCCGTCGAATTCCGCCGTCAGGTCCGTGGCCTTGACATCCTTTAGCAGCACGTCGCGTTCCTGCTTGAACGCCTCGCGCCTCTTGGCGAATTCCGGCGTGCGCATTTCCTGGATGCGGCCGAGCGCTTCGTTGGCATCAAGCCCGGCATCCATGGTCAGCGCCTCATAGAGTGACGCATCATCCTTCAGCGCCTTGGATTTCTCCGATCCCTCCAGCGCGCCGGGTTTTTCGCGCAGCAGGTTCGCCGCTGTTTCCAGCGCATAGACCTTCTGCTCATCGGAGCCGTTCACCGACATTGCCCGCAGTTCCGACACCGCCATTTCCGGGACATAGCCGGTGTGCTTGGCAAAGGCAGTGACTTGGCCCGCAGCCGCAGGGTCGGCAGCATTAAGGCGGTCCTGGATGTCGGTTGCCTGGAATGCCTGGTCGATGATCTCGCGGTCCACCTTGGAGCCGGGATCGGCCGGCATCTTGCCGCCGAGGATCGCATCGGCGCGTTCCCGCAGTGCTGCCTGCTTGCGCTCTTCCTCCAATGCCTTGGCGAGTGCGTTGGCGCGGGTGCGGGTGTAGTGGGAAAGCTCCAGGCGCTGTTCGGGGGTGAGGTGGCGGTAGGGGCCGGTGTAGGCGTCGGGGGCGGATGGAAGCTTCGCCCCCTCGCCGCCACCGCCCGCGCCAGCAAGCGCAAGATTGAGGCGGCCATAGACGCGGTTGTCATGGCCCCGGCGGCCATAGACGCCCGTGCGCAACGCATTCGGGAAATCCCGCTCCATGTTGTCGCGGTCGGATTCCGACACGGCGCGCAGGAATTTCTCCGCATCGCCGCCGGAAGCATCGAAGGCCGCCGCGATGCGCTTCTCGTGGTTGCCGATGGAGGCCGGACCATATTGCACGAGACGGTCGGCGAAATAGGCTTGCACGCGGGGATCGGTGGCCACCTCATCCGCGACGCCCGCATGGGTCAGATCGACGGTGACGCGCGGCAGGATGGTCTTGTTCCACCACTCCATTTCCGCCTGGTGCAAGCCCTGCGGATCGGCACGTGCAACTTCCTTCCAGGAGTTGTCGAATTCGGCGGTTCCCGGCTCGCCGGACAGGCCAAGCGCTTCGCCATATTCGGCGGCGAATTCTTGCGCCGACCCCATGCTGTTGAGGCCGAAATTGCCGTAGGAGCGCGAACCCTTCGAATCCTTCGAGATGTTGCCGACACCCTTGATGGGATCGGTCTGGCCGGTCTCCAGACGGAAGGAGATCGGGGTGACAGGCTGGCGCTCGCCCTTCGGCGCGTAACGCTTCTCCTGGTCCTGATGCAGCCGTTCGGCATAAAGCGTGGCATTCTCCGGCGTATCGAACATGCCGAGATGCTTGCCGGTCTTGCGGTATTGCTCGACAGCCGCTTCTTCCGACAGCGTTTTGCCATCATCGCTGATAGTCGGGATCAGCACCTCGCGGCCATCGATATTCACCGACATCGAACGGACGGTGGAGATGGAGCCGTCCTTGTTCTTCACAACGGGTCGGTTGCCGAGGTCGATGTTGCCGCGCTCCAGAAGGCCCATCGGCTGGCTGGCGGGACGGGCGCGGGTTTCCTGGTTCTGTTCCGCGTCGAGTCCCGGCCCGAACCCCAGATCGCGGTCAAGCTGCCCCAGATCCTCCAGCCGTTCGGCGCGGTCGGCGAGGCCCTTCACATAGGCGGCTTCAATCCTTGGCAGTTTGGCGCGCTTGACCTGATCCTTCTCGATCGGCGTCATCCAGGGGCTGTCATCGACCATCCGCTCATATGTGCCCAGCAGCTTGGAATAGCCTGCTGGGGAGGTCACCCTCGGCAATGCCCCGTTGATGAAATCGTCCTGCCGGGTCTCGGTGTAACGCTTCTGCTCCGTTCGCCCAAACGTGGCGGCCTTGCGGAACAGATCCCTCTCCTTGAGCTTCAGCTTGAGGTCGTATTTGCGCCGCGTGGCGTCGGGGAGAGGGGCGAGGAATTCCTTGGCGCGCTCGCCATAGCCGCCGATGTGATCTTCGGCGAAACGCCCGGCCTGTCCCGGTTCCACCTTGGTCTGGGCGTCCTCAAGCGCAAAATCTTCGTCCAACGCAAACTGCTGGAATTTCAGCTCGGCGTCGTAATCATCGATCGCCTGCTGATGCTTAACCAGATCGAACCCGGCCTCGCCGACGGCCTGAAGGCCACGGCCAAAGTTCTGCACGCCCTTGCCGATGGCGGAGACATCGTAGGTCGCGGTCGGACGTCCGGAGCGTGCCGAAGGGGCCTGGCTGAGATCGTCGCGTGTGGGGAGTTTTGCCATGTATCGTCAGCCTCAGCCGTAGTAGTTGCCGCCGCCACTGGTCTGCTTGCCGTAGGGCGAGGCATATTTCGAAGCCATGGTGGAAATGCCGCCAAGGATCGTCCCGGCCGCCGAATATTGCGATCCGATCCGCGCCGCCTTGCCTTCCATGCGCCGCCCCGCCGCCTGTGCCTCGATGCCCGCGCGCCGCGATGTCCCGCCATACATGGCAAGCTGTTCCTTGGTCGTGCCGTAGCGCTCGATTTCATCGGCCAGGGCGAGCGCGGTCGGATCGGTTGCGGAAAAGCCGGAAGCAGCCGCATTCGACTGCAGCTTGGACAGCGCCAGCTCCTTCTCGCGGCGCTGGTCGAACATGTCGCGCTGGGCGGCGGCCTGTTCCTCTTTGGCCTTGATATCGAGCTGCTTGGCTTCGAACTCAGCCGCCTGCTGCGCGGCTTTCCCTGCCGCAAGCGTGCCTTGCGCCTGCATATACGAACCGGCCAACCCGGCGACCGTCGAGACGACCGTGGCGATTGTGGCAAGTGCTGCCATTTATTCCGCTCTCCAGCGATATAAGAAATTGGACCGGGGATCGAGGTGGAAGCCGAGGCTGTTGAGCCAGCGCAATGCGGTTGGCTCGTTGAGGTCAGCCTCGACATAGATGAACTTGATGCCGTCGCGCTTTGCTTCCTCCAGGAAGCGGATCGCGGCGCGGGCGATGGCGATTTTATGCGGGCGCGCCTCGGGGAGGAGATCGACGAAGCCGAGCCAGCGGCCCTGATGGAAGACGAGGCCGCCAAGGCCGACGATGCGGCCGTCCAATTCCCCCGCCATGGCGCGGATGGATGGCTTGTTGGGCATGTCGGAGAAGGCGGCGATGTCGGAAGCGGAGGCGGGGCGGATGATCAGCGCGGCCATCGGTCAGTTATCTGGAAATCCCGGATAGCTCACCCAATGCATTCAGATATTCTTCCGCCCACCCCAGGCGGTGCTGACGTAATCCTCGCCCCCGTTCGCGCGGCGGCGCTTCTCGCGTTCCCACTCGCGGATATGCGCGGTCGCGGCCCAGTAGAAGACCGCGATGACGAGCAGTCCGAAGCCGAACAGCATCAGGCCGACAGCGTTTTCCGTCATCGTTATGTCCCAATTTATGTCGTGGATAGCTGGCGATCCCGGAAGGATTTGAACCTCCGCCCTCCGCGTTCGAAGCGCGGCGCTCTCCTCTGCTGAGCTACGGGACCAACTGACGATCTCGCCAGGATTTGAACCTGGAACCTCCGCGTTCGAAGCGCGGCGCTCTCCTCCGCTGAGCTACGGGACCAACTGACGATCTCGCCAGGATTTGAACCTGGAACCTCCGCCTTCGTAGGGCAGCGCTCTATCCAGTTGAGCTACGAAATCGACGTTCCCCCTCATGGATTCGAACCACGATTGCCTGACTCAAAATCAGGTGTCCTACCCTTAGACGAAGGGGGAGTATTTCAACGCCGGGAGATCAACCCCGGCGGCCTTCCCCATGGTTAGGGGGAGGTCTTGAGATCATCTGGCGGCGCCTGCGATCTGAGCGGCTAGTACACAGGTCCGTATCCGCTGTTCTCAATCACGGAAGGCTTGCGCCCCGCCGCCAGATGGTTGCGCCTCCCTCCCTGGCCACCAGAAAGGGTGGCAGTTGGAACGCCCGAAGGCGTGGAGGGGTTAGCGACTTGCTCTTTCAATTTGGCACGGGCGGCGGGGAGTCGAACCGATGGGGTACTTAACTAGTATTTCCCCCACTTTTACCGCAACCTCCGACGGTGAAGTCGGCGTACAACCGTGTACTACGCCCGTATGAAATGCGTGGGCTGACAAGGATTTGCGAGACGGCTCATTTCCACAAATGTAGTCCCGCTGGCATTCAGCCCGAATTCGTGCCGCGTATGACGCCCACGGCTGGCGACATGCTGTCTATCGTGGATGGGACGGGTTGGCAAGTCAGCTCAAACGCGCTCATTGGTTTGCACAGTGGGCACAGCCGCCAGCACCGTACACGGCCTTGGCGATTTCGCCCTGAGATGGATGCGGCTGTTGGTATCCCAAAGCCCCGGGAATGCCATGGCCACCTTATCGAACATCTCGAAAATCTTATCCGGGTCCACCACGCCGCCAGCGTCGATATTGCGCGGCAGGGGATCGAGGTGGCCGGAATCCGATCCGTAGAAAAGCCCGTTATTGTGCGTTTTGTAGAGCACAAAGCCGATCTTGTCGGTGCGCTTCATCTGCGCCAGCGCGGTTCCGGCTTCCGCCGCATAGGCCAGCTTGGTTGATTTCCAGTCCGCGACATAGGGCCGGCCCGCCACGGCATGATGCACCGGCACGCTCAGATCGATCGTCCCGGTGCCGGTATCCACCGTGTAGACGGTCTGCACACCCTCGACATCCGGGGACCGGTCAACGCCGGGAATGGAGCCCGTGTCGTCGGACCAGACCACCACGGACTTGCCCGCCAGATGCGTGAAGCCGGTGAGCGTCGCCGTGCGCCCGGTGTCGGTGTAGCTCTTGGCGCAATCCATCAGCCAGGTAAGGCCAGTGTCGCCGACGCATTCCGACTCCATCGCCCATTTTTCCAGGTAACGGACATGGGTCGGCGGCGTGGGGACGGTTGGCGGCGTGAAGTTCGCCGTCCAGCGGGCAATGCCGACAGAGAGGCGGAATTCGTCGATCCAGCCGGTCCATGGATTGGGCGTGCTTGCATCGGAGCTACGCGCGCCAACGGCAAAATCCGCTGAGGAATTCGGAATGGTTCCCGTAAAAGCGGTGCTGCTGCCTTCCTGCGTTCCATCAAGGAAGAGCTTGAGCGTGTTGCCGGTGCGAACGAGCGCGAGATGATGCCAGCCGGTGTTCAGCAGATTGGTGAACTGCGTCGTGCCCTGCACGGCCGTGAACGACGAACCATCCGAAATCTGCGCCTCGATGACGTTGGACGAATGGCGGTGAAGATAGAACGCTGATCCGGCAGCCGTTCCGCTGGCATCCGTCTGCCCGCAGAGCCGCGCATTCGCCCCACCGGCGGCATTGCAGTTGAACCAGAAATCGACGGTGAAATCGCTGGTGCCGAGGGCAAAGTCGGCGCTGTCAGGCGTGTATACCCAGTCCCCAGTGCCGTCGCAAAGCAGCGAGGATCGTCCGAATTTGCGCTGCGCCCGGTCCAGCTGCGCATTGCCGTTCGCGGTCCAGATGCGCGCGGAACCGCCAGCATTGCTGTCGATGATCGATGTCGAGGCGTCCTCGCCCTCGAAGTGGAGCAGCACCTTGGTATAGCTGTCATCGGCGCCGCCGATGCTGCGGCGGATATGATAATAAACGGCATCCTCGCCCACCCCCGGCAGCACCATGGCGCGTTCCACAGCCCCGCCCGTGCCGGTGTCGGTCTGCCACATCGTCCAGCACAACACCTCTTCCTGCGGCTCATAGGTGAGGATGCCGACGCGGCCATCGGCGAGAACGCAGTGGATGCGGGTGTCGGGCTGGCGCTGGATGGCGATGGAGACGACACCGGACTGGAGCAGCGCCCGCTGGTCGAGCAGATCGGGGACGAGGAGCGTCAACTCCATGCCCTCATAGTCGCCGAAGGCCGATCCTTGCGTGCCCGGCCCCAGCATCAGGATACGCGAGCGGGAGCGCTGCACCATGATGGCGCGGGTGTCGAGTTTTACCGCGCGCAGATTTGCCCCGCCCTGCGTGGAAAAGCCCCGCGCATTGGAATTGGAGGGGGTGACCGGCTCGTCCAGCGAAGAGGAGGTGAGCGCCAGTTCCGCGCCGGCCGTGCCGATGATCAGGCGCAGCAGCGAGACGAGATAGTGGATGGAATCAACCGGGCCGGAGCCGAGCGTGCGGATGATCGGCCCGGCGTCGCCCACGGTCTCCTGGTTGAAGTTCTCGTAGTCGTCGGCCACGGACCCGAACAGATTGCCGCCGACGGCGTGGAACAGCCGCCCGCCATGCAGGGCAACGGCTGTCGGGAATGAGCGCGCGTCGGACCAGTAGCCCTCCTGCCAGTTGGCCGTCGGGCCGGTGTCGGAGAAGCGCGAGAGCACTTCGACATCGACATTGGTGTTGGAATTGTAGCCGGTGACACGGCAGATGCCGGTGACGCCGCCGCCGGCATAGGTCGCCGTGACCACGGCGACGCCGGAGGTGTAGGAGGAGACGCGGGCGCGATACCAGACCTTGAGATTGTCGTCCTCGTCATCGATCGTGCGGGTGAAGGTGCCCGTATCGCCGGTGGTCGAGCCGCCATAATTGGGATTTGACGGCTTGAAACCAAGGTCGGGACCATCGAAAGACCGCTCGATGATGATCGTTCCCGACCATGTGCCGGTCACCGAAAACACAATGCGGCGCTCGTTGGCCGCCGTGTGCGATCCCGTGTCGGTGTCCTGGATCCCGGTCATCGCGATGGCGTCGGTGACCGCCTCAAGCGCGCCAAGCCGCCATTGCCCGCCTTGCCCCTCATGGAAGGCGCGGAACAGCGCGCCGACATGGCCGGGCGAGAAGAACGGCACATCGGAGGTGAGGTCGGTATTGCCGAAGAAATGCGAGACCTTCATCTTCGCGGCTGAAGATGCCGTCGCCAGGAACGGGCCGTTATTCGGGGCGTAATCCACCACCGACCAGGAGCGGCCCGTGCCGCGCCGCTCGATCTTGGACGGCCTGACGCCCACGCAATCGACATAGACGACATCGGCGGATTGGTCGTAGCGGATGTTGTCGATATCGGCGGCTTCCCAGGGGGCGGTGATCTCCACCGTGCCGCTGTCACCGATGGAGAGGGAAGAGACGACGCGGTTCACCAGCGCGTCGGTCTGCATGGTGATGTGGAAGTCGCTGTTCGGGGTGAAGGCGAGGTTGTGATGGCCGGTGCCGAGCGAGGTCTCCGAGACGTAATCGTCATCGCCAGATGTCGAACCGACACGGAAGGTGACGGGGCCGCGCGCCACGGCGATGGCGAGGGAATGCTCCACACCCCGGTCGCCGGTATCGACGACGACGCGCTTGCGGGTTCTTGCCAGCGAGCCGATGGCCGATGCGTTCAGCGTGATGCCGTTGGAGTCCTGCGTCACCTTGGTGTTGACGTTGGCCTCGAACATCTCGATCTCGGCGATGATCAGTTCGAGATCGGTGTCAACGCCGGTGACGTTCAGCCGCCAATAGCGCCAGGGGCCGGGCGTGCCGGTGTCCTCCAGCGTGTAGGTGCGCTTTTCCGAGGTGGCCCAGCCGGTTTCCGAGCCTTGGGTGTCCTCCGTCGTCCAGCCGGCGCCGGTATCGACGTCATTGCCTTGGAGCTGCCAGGTATCGGGGGCGCTGTCGGTGCGCCCGCTGCGCGAGGAGGCGCGCACCGAATAGCGCGCGATCGATTTCGGCGAGCCGAAGTCCACCTTCACCCAGCTGGGCAGGGAATTGTTGCCGTCGCCAGTATCGTGCCACTCGCTGGACAGGTCGTTGTCGGCGATGCGGAAGGCGCTCCCGCCGCCGTCGCTGTCATCGACACTGGCATTCTCCGACGATGCCGTGATCGTCACGCCAGCCGTCGTCGCCCCCGTCATCTGCGGGATGGCGTCGATGGTCGAAATCGACGCGGTGCCGCCGGTTGACGCATCCGACCAGCCGGTGTCGGTGATGGAAACCGTGGTGGAGACGAAGGGACGCGACAGCAGCGCCAGGGAATGCGCATCCTCGCCAAGCCAGATGCGCATCTTCTGATGCGTCAGCTCGACAAGGGCGACGTCATCGGTGGAGGAGACGAATTCGATGAATTCCGCGCCGGTATCGTTGAACGAAGAGCCGCACCACTTTGTGCCGGGGCGAAGGGTCATTGCGCCCTGCGTCTTCGGCAGCCAGTTGGTGTAGACCTCGGCGGACAGCTTCGTCCGGTCGAGATCGACGCGGCCAAGCGCCTTCGGGGAGATCAGTCCTCTATTGAAAGGACAGGAATGGGACGTTAGCGCGGGCCACCATTCACCTCCTTTCCATTGGGGGTTGCACGGTCATGGATTACCCGATCAACGAGCCGCGATTGCCACGGTCGCCGCGCGCGCTGCGTCCGCCGCGGGCCTGCGTCCAGGAGGATGGCGGGGGGAACTTGGGTTGGGACTCATTCATCGCGTCTTGGTTCAGCGCGGCCTTGCGCGCACGGTCCCGCTCCTTGCCGATGGCGTCCTTGAGGCTTCCGGACTGGTTGATGCGCAGGCAGGAGCGGTGCGCCAGTTCCAGTTCCACGAAACGCGTGAAGGCGGCGGGCCAGCGCGACAATTCCATCCCCAGCCCGGTGTCGTTGCTGACATAGCGGATATAGATCGGGGAGTTGTCGGCGGACCAGTAGTTCACATCATCGTAGTAATGCAGGAGCGGAAATGAGAAATACTCATCCTCCGACACGCCGATGGTGCGCACCCAATCATCCGGCTTGGCGAACACCTCGGTGAAGCCGAATTCCGGGGTGACGCCGGTATCGCTCTCCGCCTTGATGGTCTCCATGGCGAAATTCCACGAACCCGTGGCGAGGCAATCGGCGACAACACGGTCATAGTTGCGCACCAGCGTGCGCACGGCCTCGACGCCCTCGCCGGTATCGGCGGTCGCGGTCTCGCCGATCTCATTCAGCGCAGCGTTGAAGATGGCGAGCTTGGTGGCCATGGGCGTGTCCCGTTCTTACGCCGAGAATTTCCTGATCCACTCTTCCGCCTGCTCGCGCGTGCGGAACTCCGTGCCGTCGGCGACAATCTGCTGGTCGGCGCCGATGATGTCGAAGCCCTTCTTGCCCGGATTCCACTTCGCGGTGAGCGCGGTGGCGGGCGCGGCGGCGGGCCTGCCGGTCCATGCCTTGCCGGTCTGGAGATTGACCGGGCAGGCTTTGCCCGTTCCGGGGTCTATCGCCGGGCCGACGCATTGCACGATCAGCCCGCGCTCCAGCACGCCGCGCACATAAAGCTCGGCATAAAAGGCGTGGTCCTCGCTGCGCATCTCGATGATGGACCCGGAACGATCAGCTCCGCCGGTCATGAGGTTTTTCTTCATCATGTGGACGATGTTCGTCCAGAAACCCGGCAGAAGCGCATCCTCAAAGCGTGTGCCGACCGGCACGGTCGCGGTCAGCCGCTCATGCTTATGGCCGTAGATCGCGAATTCGGAGGGCTTGAGGATATAGGGCCGGTCCTCCGCGGGTGCGGGCGCGCTGGCGGGCTTTTCAGCCACCGCAGTATTGGACATGCGTTGTTTCCTTGATTGTGAAAAGGGGAGGGAGGCAGCCGGAGCCGCCTCCCGGTTTGGCTATGCTTAGCCGGTATCGCCGATGAGCGTCCCCGGACCGGTCGTCCCCTGCGTCGCGCCGGTATCCTGTACCGGAGCAAATGCAGCAGACCTGATGACCCTGGTCGTGCCGGCCAGTCCGCCGGCAAAGATCAGATCACCGCTATCAACGCCCATGTCGCCGGCATTGGCAAAGAACCCGGCGACATCCAGAACCGTACCGGTATCGGTGTAGCTCCAGACCTTGCCGCCGGTGATGCCCTGCGAGATGAGCTTCAGCTTATCTTTGGAATAAGTAGCCATTGATCAGCCCTCCTTAGATCGCGGAGGCGTCATGCAGGAACTGCACGATGCCCGACTGCTGGAGAAGCTTGGCCCCGGTGAAGGAGGACGCGCGGGAGTACCAGTAATCCTGCTCCTCCTCGTAGCCGAAGGCGGTTCGCAGATTTTCACCCGAGTCGAAGGCGCTGCCGATCGCATCGCGATGGTAGAAGTAGCACTTCTCCGACGCCGTTCCGACGCCGGTCAGGTTCGGATGGAAAATCCAGTTGAAGCCGCACCAGCGCTTGACGCGCAGCATCGGTCCGGTGAGCGGCTTCACATCGACATAATCCGCCGAGTTGAACTCGGGGATCTGCATGAGATAGCCGCGCACGCCCGGTGTGCCGAGCGCCCACATATTGTCTTCTTCCTCGGTGGGAACTTCGTTCTCACCAAGGGTGGTCGAGGCTTTCGCCACGATCGACAGGGTAAAGGTCGTCGCGCCGCCGAGATTGTTGGTCGCGGTGTCGAGCTGGGTGATGATGTCGGCGTCGATGCGCCGGTTCAGCACCTTGCGCGTCGATTCCTGCATCAGCCGCTTCAGGTCGCCCTGCGACTGGAATACGTTGAACTCGGTCGAGCGGATCAGGTAGTGCCACTCCGTGAGAGTGGCCGTGCTTTGCGCGATCGAGTTCGGATTGGCGGGGATCAGGCCGTTGATGCCGCGCGTGACGGCTGAGCCGCCGCCCGAGCCGCCAACGGCGAATACCGCCTGATTGCCTTTGACGACAGCCTCATTCACGGTTGTCCGGCGAAGCCAGGACATTCCTTCCTCGAATTCCGCGATGATCTGCTGTCGATATTGAATCTGCGGAGCAGATTCTGCCATTTTGGCATCTCCCTATTGGGTTGAAGATGCCGTCCGTTCCGGTAAACCCTTTCCGAGGCGCGCGCGGGTTTACCCAGCCTCAAGGGCTGAGCGCCGCGAGCGCATCCAAGAGCGCTTCAGTGACGGTGGTGGATTGATCGCCTTCCCGGCGCCGCTTTCGCGGGTAAACCGGGCGTGGGGATCGGTATCGGCCGCGCGGTTAGGCGCGGGCGCGAATCTTCTCGCGCGCGGCCAGCAGTTCGGCTTCACGCCGCTGCACCGCTTCGCTGTAATATTTCCTCTTGTCGGTCTTGCGCATGTCCGCGATCTGGGCGAGTTCCGCGTCAATCGTCAGGCCGGACTGGTTGCCGTCTTCGACCACAGTTGCCGCCGGGTTCACATCCTGGGCAAGGCTCACCAGCCAGCGGACGATATCGGGGTCGTTGCCGATAATGCGTCCATCGGCCGTGCGTCCGCCCATCAGGCGGGCATAGAGCGAGGCATCATTCTTGATGTCGGTGCCGCCAGGGGCAGTGGAAAACAGCGGGCCGATGGCGTTGGTCATGCGCTTGAACGACGCGCCATATTCATCCTTCAGCGCGCGCTCGCTTTCGCGGCGGAATTCGTCATCCGCCTCATCCATCGCGGCGGCTTGTTCTTCCTGGTGGGCATAGTAGGTGTTGAGCATGGCGTTCATGACGGCGGGCGTCGCGCCCGCCTTGTGCATGGCTGTTGCGAAGATATCCACGATGGGCTTGTCCGCTTCGCCAATCACCGCGCCATTTTCAAGTTTGATGTCTTTGAAATAGTCCTCCGGCTTTTCAGGAACGCCCATCGCTTTGTGAAATTCCGCGATCTCCTCGGGCTTGGCGTCCTTGGCCGGCACTTTGACGAGACCGCCGCGGTCGAACTTGCCTTCATATTCGCGGGCGAAGCCGTAAACGCTCGTCGGGTCGGTGAAGCGCTGGAGGCGCTTCAGCTCGCGGGCATAGGCTTTCTTGTCCCCGGCGGCAGCGTGCTCGGCCATCTTCTCGCGCCAGTCGGGGGGCCAATAGGGCTTGTGCTTTTCCTCGGCTTCTTTTTCCTTCGCCTTGTCCTCGGCTTCGGCATCCGCGCCGGTCGCGATGGTGGCGGGCTTGTCGCCTTTCGGCGCGACAGGGGGCTGCGCCTCGGCGGCGCCGTTCGGTTTCGCCTCGCCATTGGGCTTGGCTTCGGTCGCGGGGGCTGGCGGC